CCCTGCCGGTCTGGGTGTCGGTGGAGTATGAGATTAGCATGCGCACCGAATACCAACAACAGATGAATGACCTTGTGACTCCCCTTCTCAGACAGGGAGGTCTTAATAGCATGCCGCGACGCTTAAAGCGAGACGGTCATAAATTTGAGGCTTTCATTAGGGGCAATTTTACAAACAATGCTAACTCTTCAGGTCTGGACATGAACCCACGCGTTTTCGAAACAGTTATTCGTTTAGAAGTGATGGGGTACTTGATTGGTGATGGTGTTAATGCAGAGCATCCGAAGGTGGTAATTAGAGAGAATGCGGTTGAGGTTAAAATCCCCCGCGAACGAGTCGTTGTTGGCGCCAAGGATGAATATTTAGGCAAGCGCGGCTTTTATAGAGATTAGGAGGACTTTCGAACTACTCTCTACTATTTATTAGTGAGAAGTATTAGAAAAAAAATTAAGCATTTAATTTTTATTTGACCGAGGAGAGGCCACAGAATGTCTATAGATAGATTTAGATTTGTTTCACCAGGGGTGTTTATTAATGAGATTGATCAAACTCAGATTCCGTCGGATGTAACCCCAGCCACCGGCCCAGCGCTTATTGGGCGCACTGAACGAGGCCCCGCGCTGGTGCCTACGCAGGTGGGTTCTTTTGATCAGTTTGTACAGGTGTTTGGTAATCCGGTTCCTGGTGGAAAAGGTGGTGATGTCTGGAGAGATGGTAACCACTCCTCTCCCACTTATGCTGCATACGCAGCTCAAGCTTATTTGGCCAACAATGGCCCGGTCACGATCGTGCGTTTGCTCGGCGATCAGAGCCCCAACAAGGGCACTGAGTCCGCTGCAGCTGCCGGTTGGGAGGTGCAAGACGTCTCTGCTGCTACAGGCCGCGGAGTTTATGGCCTGTGGATTTTTAATTCTGCTTCTCAGGACACAAACGGCGCAGCCGCTCATATTTCGGGTACCTTGGCGGCAAAATTTTATGTGAGTACCAACGCTAGCGTCGAGCTAAGCGGCGCTGCGCTAGGTTATCAAGGTTCAAACGTGACTGGTTCTGGAACCGGTGTCCAATCTAATGCAGTAATGCTTCAGACAGTTTCAAACGCAGGTTCGCAAGAATTTAAGGTCGTTGTTAAAAGCGGAAGCGCAGTGCAGCTTTCCACAACTTTTAACTTTGATCCCACCAGCGCCCGATATATTCGCAAGGTGTTTAATACCAACCCTCAACTGACTAATCCTAATGTCACTACGGCCAATAATCTAGAGTGTTACTGGCTTGGTGAAAGTTTTGATCACAACATCACTGAGAAATTTGCCGGTTATGGAAGTGATACTCTTTTCGGAGTGATGCTGGGTCTAGGGTCCGGTAGTAGTTATCCCGCCGGCGACTTTAGAACGGGCTACAAACTCCCACAAACGCCTCCGATCATCTCACAGGACCTTAATGTTGCCGCCTCGACCTTCAATCTTAATGATGCAGGGCAAGAGTTGTTTTCCTTTGTGGCTCGTGATGATGCCGAGTGGATTCAACGAAACATTAAAATCTCTATTGTGGATGTAAAGCAGTCGCCTAATCCCGAATATGTGCCTTATGGAACATTCGGCGTTCAGATCCGCGACTTCACCGACAATGATAACAGCCCGGTGGTTTTGGAGCAATACAACAACCTCAACCTTAATCCCAATTCTGCGGATTATATTGGTCGACGAATTGGTAACACCTCCTTCTCGTGGGATTCTGTTAATAAGAAGTACCGACGTTATGGTGAGTATGCCAACCAGTCTCGTTTTATCCGCATGAGCATGAGCTTGGATGTTGAGGGTGGCGGCGTCGATGCGGCACTCCTTCCCTTTGGATATAAGGGAATTCCCAAGTGGACCGGCTTCAACTTCAAGTCTGGCAGCCTCAATATGACATTGCTAGATGTGGATACTGATGCCGGCGCCGTTAACAGCGCCGTTTTCGCCAGCACTAGTGGATCCATGGGCCCGGCCACCCCAGTACTTGCCAGCAATGACGCAGACTCTGGCCTTTTTGGTATGCAGCGGATCAATACGTTATGGTGCACCGACGCTACCATCGGCGCATCTCTAGGAACAGGCATCACCGCTAGCTTCCAGTATCCCATTCTCCCCCAGCGCCACTCCTCTTCGGATGGTGGCTTGGTAGATGGAACGAATGCTTACTTCGGCTTTACGACTCGGAAGAGTAATACGAGCATTGTGAGCGACGCAACCATGGCAGAGTTTTTACGCATGGTGCCAGTTACGGGCTTCAACCGTACGGATCCCACCGCGAATTCATTTCAAGAACGCGGCCCGGGCTTCACTCTAGATGACTTGGTTTATGATTTGAAGTATGGCGGAGCTTATCACAGCGGTTCTGCTGCAGCGGACGTCACGCGAGTGCAGGATGCGTGGTTTGGCTACACACAAACAGCTACTGGCTCCGCTCGCGGTGCACGTGCTGCGGGCACTTCCATCACGGCAGTGAGTGGCACCTACACCGAGGTCTTGGATTTGGGATACGATCGTTTCACAGTACCACTTTTTGGTGGCTTTGACGGTTTCGACGTCACAGAGAAGGATCCTCTCAACAATACCCGAGCACTCGGTGGAGAAGGTTCGAGCAACAGCGCTACTGACGAGAACAACGCGATGTATTACACCGTACGTAAGGGAATCGACACCATCGCTGATCCAGATCAGGTAGACATTAATCTGGCTGCTGTTCCCGGCATTACTCCGCGTAACATCACCTCTCATCTGTTGGAAGTGTGTCAGGAGCGCGCAGACGCCCTGGCTCTTATCGACCTAGAGGGTGGCTATGTCCCTGCGGCAAACAACGTGAGTGCCTTTTCGGCCCGCGCGGGATCTGTGGACGACACAGTGACTAACATTAAGCAACGAGCGCTCAACAACAGCTACGGTGCTGCCTACTATCCATGGGTAATGTCGAGCGACACGCTCACTGGCATTCGGGTTTGGGTACCACCTTCTGTGGTGGCGCTGGGAACTTATGGCTCCTCTGCTGCGCAGAGTGCCCTCTGGTTTGCCCCAGCTGGATTCAACCGCGGTGGCTTAAGCCAAGGTTCAGCCGGCATCCCGGTTCTCGGAGTACTCGATCGACTTACCAGCAAGCAGCGAGACAAGCTGTATGAGGTTAACGTTAACCCCATTGCAAGCTTCCCCGCTGAAGGTATTGTGATCTTTGGTCAGAAGACCCTGCAGGCAACACAGAGCGCGCTGGACCGTGTTAATGTGCGCCGCCTCATGATCTTCCTTAAGAAGCAGATTTCGCGAATTGCTCGCAACATCCTCTTTGACCCGAACGTTCAGGTCACTTGGGACCGCTTCTTGGCTCAGGTCAACCCTCTCTTGCAGTCTGTCAAATCTAACTTTGGCCTGCAGGAGTACCGAGTGGTCCTTGATAGTACCACTACTACCCCTGAGTTGATCGATCGAAACATTATGTATGCTAAGGTTTTCCTTAAGCCTACACGAGCAATTGAATTTATTGCCCTTGACTTTATTATTACAAGATCAGGAGCTTCATTCGATGACTAATAAAATTGGGTGGATTTATTCCACCCCACTAGTTAATTTGACTAATAGGAGACTTTAAAAAGATGGCTTTTTGGAATAACGCAACGCTTGAGCCCAAACGCGCACATAGATTTTTACTTCAGTTTGATCTGCCCGGTGGGATCACCACTCAGATCTACGCTCGACGGGTGTCTAAGCCCGCGTTTGACGTAGGCCAATCCGAACATAAGTTTCTCGGGTCCACTTATTACTATCCCGGCGCTGTAACGTGGAGTGATGTTTCATGCACTCTCGTCGACGCCGCGACACCTGATTTTGACTCGCTCGTGATGCTTCTGTTGAGAAACGCAGGCTACGTAGATCCCAATGATGTTTCTACTACCGGTAACGTTGATGATGGCGGCACCCTAAGCAAAGCTACCGCAGCTGCCGCTTTGGGTGGTGTCTTAATTAAAGAACTAGACGGCGACGGTGACATTCTTGGACACTGGATCTTGAACAACCCATGGGTGCGTTCCGTATCTTTCGGTGATTTGGATTATGCGTCTGAAGAACTGATGACTGTAGATCTAACTCTACGATATGATTGGGCTGAATATAAGAGTGGGGCTCCGACCGGCCGCGGTTAGGAGCTAACCAGTGCCTTTTTGGAATGACCCCCGTATAGAGCCAAAGCGCCCATGGCGCTTTTTGGTACCCTTCCCAGTATACATTCCCCGCAATGCTTCCGCTGCTCTGCCTGTAAAGATTTCTGATTGGGCTGGTTGTGGACATGACTTAATAGGACCTGGATCTAAATTCGGGGTGAATAATATCTTTTGGTTTATGGCCACGGCAGCTGGTAAGCCGGGACTTAAATCCACGATCTCGCGTACCGATCACGTGGCCAACGGGTACGCCCCCATCCGCCGCAATCAAACGGTCGAGTGGGAGTTTGACCCGATCTCGGTTTCATTAGTCGATACTTATGATCATGATTTGGAAATGTCGTTGACGGCTATGCTTTTTGCGTTGGGAGGTATCCAACAAGCCCCCCAGACGAGCTGGGAGTTTAATGGAGTGGGTGCGCTAGGAGTGGGAGCCCAGATGGTGCCTCTGAGT